CAGTTATTGATGAATTACACGCCCAGCCTGATCGTGAACTGGTTGATGTGTTGATGACCGCCACGGGTGCGCGACGACAGCCGTTGATCGTTCATATCACAACCAGCGATTATGACCGTGAGAGTATCTGTAATGAGAAATATGATTATGCCTGTAAAGTCCGCGACGGTGTGATCGACGATCCGGCATTTCTGCCGGTGATCTATGAGGCGTCACGCGATGACGATTGGACCTCGCCGGAAACGTGGCGGAAAGCCAACCCGAATCTTGGCGTGAGCATTTCGGAAGAATATCTGCGCCAGGAATGTCAGCGAGCACAGGAAATTCCGGCATATGAGAATACGTTCAAGCGCTTGCATTTGAATATTCGCACGGAGCAGGCACAGCGCTGGCTGGCGATCGAGAGTTGGGATGCGTGCTGTGAGAAGTTTCTGGTCGATGAATTGATCGGCGAGCCGTGTTGGGCGGGTTTGGACTTGTCGAGCAGCCAAGACCTGACGGCATTATCGCTGATCTTCAAGCGTGATGGTTCATATCTAGTTCTGCCTTTCTTCTGGGTCCCCGGCGAGAACGCGCGACGACGCGAGAAGCGGGACAAAGTTCCCTACGTCACCTGGGCGAAGCAGGGATACATCACGCTTACGCCGGGCGACGTGATGGATTATGACTGGGTGAGGGATTCGATCAATCAATTGAAATCCCGCTACCGTGTCCAGCAAGTCGCTGTAGACCGATGGGCGGCGGCTGACCTGATCGCCAAGCTCCAGGCTGACGGTTTTGACGTAGTGCCGTTCGGCCAGGGCTTTGCCTCGATGTCCGCACCGAGCAAGGAGTTCGAACGACTAATCATCGGCAAGCGACTGATTCACAATGGTCATCCGGTTCTGCGATGGAACGTTTCCAATGTGGCGGCCGATACGGATGCTGCCGGCAACATCAAGCCGAACAAGGCGAGATCGGCGGATCGCATCGATGGCGTTGTGGCCACGATCATGGCCCTGGCGCTGGCGATGCAGGATCAGAAGGCTGATAGCGTGTACAAAAAGCGAGGCGTGCTGTGGGTTTGATAGAGCGTATAGGTAGAATCTTTTCCACACGGGACAAGGCTGCACCTAGCGGCTTAACCTACCACGATCTCTATACCGGCGGATATTCGTTGGGGGAAATTCGCGAGGCGCGGCAGGTCGCGGCTGATCCGGATACTGCGATGCGAGTAGCCGCCGTGATGGCCTGTGTGCGGATATTGTCTGAAACGCTGGCCAGCGTGCCGCTGGTCATGTATGAGCGCCTGCCGAGTGGCGGTAAGCGTCGGGCCGAGCACCATCCGCTTTATTGGCGTTTGCATGACATGCCGAATGATCAGCAAACGTCATTCGAGTGGCGTGAAATGCTACAGGCCCATTTGGCATTACGTGGGAACGCTTATTTCCAGATCATCGGCACGGAGGACTTGCAACTGGTCCCATTGCACCCGGACCGTTTGCGGATCGATTTCACGGGTAGCGAACCGAAATACATATACCGTCGCGCCGACAGCGAGGAAACCATCAATCGAATCTGCCATATCCGCGGCCTGTGCTGTGATGGACGCATGGGGTTATCGCCGATCAGCTATGCCGCCAAGACTATCGGGCTGGCGCGCAAAGCGGAAAGTTATGGCGAAAGCGTTTTCGCCAGTGGTGGAGCTAAACGGCTGGTATTGAAACATCCCGGTCAGTTGGGCGAGGAGGCCGCCAAAAGGTTGCGAGAGACCTGGGCCCAGAAATACGGGCGAACCGCCGCGACAGCCGTTCTGGAAGAGGGCATGGACGCCGTTACTATCGGCATGTCGGCGGAAGATGCCCAGTATCTGGAAACCAGGAAGTTTCAGATCACCGAAATCGCCAGGCTCTATCGCATACCGCCTCACATGCTGGCCGACCTGGAGCGTGCGACGTTCAGCAACATCGAGCATCAGAGCCTTGAGTTCATCAAGTACACGATGCTGCCGTGGTTTCGGCGCTGGGAACAGGCGCTTATGCGTGCGCTGGGCCTCGATCCGCGACGGTATTTCATTGAATTCCTGGTCGATGGACTGTTGCGTGGGGATGCCGTATCGCGTGCACGGGCGATGCAGATACAGTTTATGCACGGCGCATTGAGTATCGACGAATGGCGAGCGCTCGAAAATCGCAATCCGTTGCCTGACGGGCTGGGCCAGTATCATTATGTGCCCGTGAATTTACAGCGCATTGACTTGCCACCTAAGCCTGCCAGCCCTCCGCCGTTCCGCGCATTGGAGGCCGAGGAGGAAACCGAAAGCATTGCAACTACGGTCCATAGAACGGAACTCGATCTAAACGAAAGGGGCTATCATCAAGCCCTGCGAAAGTTTTTCGCGGGCGTTCGTAACAAGGTGATCCGCTCGATCAAGATCGGCAACAACGGTCATGTATTCGACGCCAACATTTCAGCATGGAAACGGCAGGTCAAGCGCATCTGTGCGAAGCATTATCAGTTGGTAGTTCGAGAACTTTACCGTGATCCCGATGATGAGCACGCGCGCCGCGTGATGATCCGTCACGCATTGTTGATGCAGGGATACTTGGATCAATGCGTCGAGCGCCTTAAAGGGCTGGCCGACCCTGCCGACATCGAGGCGACGATCAATGAGATATATACGGAACTACCCGACGTAGCGCAGCAGGATACATGGGCGTTCATTGAAGAGATCATGGGAGCCAACGCCAATGTCTGAGTTGAGATACTGTGATAGTTTCGCTCTTCTCCAGCCGAAGAGCGCTGAGGATGGTGACGTAATACACGCTATCGCGTCCAGTGATGCCGTGGATCGCGATAATGAGGTTATCGAAGTAGGTGCGTTCAAGGATTCGTTGGAATCGTTTGTGCAAAATGGCGTAATCCTAGCATGTCACCAACATCGGTTGCCTGATGGTTCGCCGCCGATGATCGGCGTGCCGATAGATGCTAAATACATTGGTCGCAAACTGAAAGTATCCTTTCGTCTCGGCGAAACAGAGCTTGCGCAGAAGTGGCGCAAGGCGCGGGCCGACGGCACGTGGCGTGCCGTGTCGGTGGGCTTCATACCGCAGGAAACGGAGTGGCGCGAGTATGGCCGCGCTGACAGCAACGGCGTCAAGAAACGGCGATTGCATCACGTGAGGGCGGAATTGATAGAACTGTCCGGCGTGCCGGTCGGTAGCAACCGTGATGCGCTTTTGCGGGGATTGATACCAGACGATTTTTATGATCGCTTACAGAAGCTCGAAAAACGGGTCGAGGATTTTGATTCGCGGGTAGCTGCGGGGCATGACGAGCTGATCCGCCGTTTCCGCGCGCTGATGCACGAGATTTTGACGCCAGACCAGGAAGAATATTTATCGCGATTGCTGGATGAGAATCTAGAGGGTGAGAAACCATATCCGAACGAACATTCCTGCCGCCTGGCCGATCCCAGCAAATTTGACCGCGTGCGGCGAGTAAACAACGAGCGTGAACACGACGGCAAGCGCTATCATGTCATTTACGGCAGGGACAAGAATACCGGTAAATGGGCTGAACAGGCATATCGCTACGACAAGTCGATATGGTCGGCGAGTTCCGCGAGGTCACATTGCAAGAGCCACGACGGAACGTTCGAGGCTGCCAGCGGCGAGTCGATAGCGTTGAATGCCACGTTCAATAAAGTCTGGGCCAGTTTAATGAGTAGATTATAGGAGATTATGCAAATGGAATTGAATGAATTGATCGAACAAGTGAAGAAAGTCGACGAACGGCTTGCCAAGCGGCTCGAACCCCTTGAAAAGGCCGTCAGCGACAGGGAACAAACGATTACCGAACTGAAAGACAGCCGTGATGCGCTGAAAAAGGCGCTGGAAGGGCAGCAGAAGGACATGGACGACTTGAAGCGTCTGGTTCGTGCATATAACCAACACACCATCGAGAACGACCAGAAGCAGTGGTTCAAAGCATTCGGTCATTTCGTTCTTGCCTCGATGTGCGGTTCGGAGCCGAGCAAAAAGCGCCTTGACGAAATGGGCATCAAACTGGCCGGTGGGACTACCTCCGGCGGCGGCGCGCTTGTGCCGGAGGTCTTCCATTCCCAGTTGATCGAACTGATGGAAACCTACGGCGTATTCAGGCGCGAAGCCCAGGTTGTGCCGATGAGTTCCGATACCGATCTGTGGCCGAAACTCAATACCGATGTAACGGTTTACAAAGTCGGCGAGGGCGGCACTATCACGGCGTCGAATCCTGCGTTCAGTAACGTGCGTTTGGTTGCTGAAAAGCTTGCCTGTCTGACTGCTGTGTCCAGCGAGTTGACCGAAGATGCGGCGCTCGGCGTAGGTCAGATCGTGGGTCGCTCGATGGCCCGTGCGCTGGCCAAAGCCGAAGACCAGGCTGGCTTCCTCGGCGACGGCACTTCGACCTACTGGGGTTTCGTCGGCCTGACCGGTGCGTTCAAGAACAACCACTCAAGCTACGGCAGCCAGACTGCCAGTGCGGCGAATGGTGGCTTAGTGGACGCTGCTGGCAACGGCTATGACGAGATTACGATTGGCAACATTCGTACTCTCGTAGGCGTTCTGCCGGTTTATGCCGAACCCGGTGCGAAGTTCTACTGCTCCAAACGGTTCTATTTTGAAGTGCTGGTTCGTTTGGCCCAGGCCGCAGGTGGTGCATTGCAGGCTGAATACCAGCAATCGCCCGGTAAACAGTTCATGGGCTATCCGGTTGTCTTCGTTGACGTGATGCCGAAGACCGAGGCGAACGATCAAATTTGCCTGTTCCTCGGCGACCTGAAGCAGGGCGCCTATTTCGGCGACCGGCGGGCGTTCGAGTTGAATAGTGATGCAAGCGTGTATTTCGCCTCGGACCAGATCGGTTTCCGTGCGACTGAACGATTCGCCATCAACGTCTTCGGTTGGGGTTCGGCGACTGCCGCCGGTCCTATCTGTGCCCTGGTAACTCACAGCAGCTAATAACGTGTAAACGAACGGAGGTATGAAAATGATCGGAATTGAACAGACTAAAATGGTGCTTCTTGTGCCGCCGCAACTTAAGGACAACGGCGCGCCGAGCGGACTGACGTACATCGACACGCAAGGTTATGAGCACTTGCGGGTGTTGATCATCACGGGCACTACCGACGTTGCGACGACCGCGGCGCCGAAGTTGCAGGAATGTGATACGACTGGCGGCACTTATGCTGACATCAGCGGCGCGGCGCTGGCCGATGCGATTGCAGCGGACGAGGACGATAGCATATTCGCTATCGACGTTGATCTGCGTGCAGGCCGCAAACGCTATATCAAGTGCCTAGTCACGGCGGGCAACGGAACAACCGGAACCAACCTTGCCGTGATAGGCATTTTGAGCCGCAAATCGAGCGATGATCACGACGGTCTGGCGACGGATGCAGGCCTAGAAGAATTGGTCAGTGCGTGAATGCCATGTTGAATTTGCCAGATCATAAACGGTTAGTGACGCGGATGTATGGCATGGAGGTCATGCATTCGCCGCTAGCCGTTTGGGTTCTGGAGAATGTGATGAACGCCTTGCAGCCAACGCGGATCATAGAGATCGGTTCGGGGCGAGGCGCGTTGACGTTATATCTGGGCGCCTGGGCGTTTCATAACTGCGCCCAGGTGCTCAGTATCGACAACAAGAGATTGATGGACTCGATGACCGAACGCTTATTGGCCCAGTTGCCCATTTCGCTGCGCGTCGCCGATGCGTTCGATGAACGGACGATCAAGATCGCCAGGGAATTCCTCCGAGATGCCGGTAAGGCATTGATCTACTGTGACGGCGGGCGGAAACCGAAAGAGTTGGCGATTTACAGCAGGCTGTTGAATGCCGGATCGGTAATCGGTTGCCACGATTACGGAACGGAGGTCGCCATCACGGTGGCTGACAGATTGATGACGCGATTTGAGCCGTTTGTTTCGGTTGAGCAGATGAGCGACCTGGCCACTTATCAGATGTTCTGGATACGAGTATGAGAGCCAGTGTGATCGTAATCACATTCAATCGCGACGAGTTGTTGACCAGAACGCTTCCGCGGTTGGTTGAACAACCGGTCTTGTCGGAATGTGAAAGGCTTCTGGTCAATGACGGCGAAGATACCGCCGAGACGGCGCGGATCGCTGAGGATTTCGGATTCCAATATCTACACACAGGGCGTTGTGATGATGGATGGCGGATGCCGGGATTCGCTTTCAATTTCGGGGTCAAGCGGGCCTCGGCGCCGATCATCGTTCTGACCGAGGCTGAAATTCTGCAAATCGATGACTGCCTCGAACCGTTGATTAGTTGCGTCGAGATGAACGCCAAGGCGATAGCTGTTCCACAATGGGGTAAACGCGACGTGTCCAATCGCTTTGATGGTACGAATTATGACGACCTGAAACGTCCGCTCAAGACGACGCTGATAGGTTTTCTGACGGCGATGCGTCGTGAGCATTACACGGCGATTGGCGGGTTCGACGAGGACTTCACGGGGCGAGGCAAAGATGACGTGGATATGAGCGAGCGCCTAATCGGCTATGGGTTGGAATACGTGACATTGCCCGTTCGCTGTTTACATCTATGGCATGATCCCGACATGGGTGGCCATTTGAGCGTACCGAGAAACGAGGAGATATGGCTTCGTAAAAGAGGGACGATATATCGCAATGAAGCAGCCGAAAATCCTGTTCGCAGTACCGACTAATTCGACGATCAACCCGCATACCACACTGGCGATTGCCAAGATCAGCCAGGACCCACGGGTCGATTATATCGCGATCATGGGATCGCCGACGGACCAAGTGCGCAATGGCCTGGCCAGGGTATGTTTGCAGAATCCTCAGTACACACATCTGATGATGATGGATAGTGACGTTCGGCCTCCGGAGAGGATCGTTGACCTGCTTCTGGAGTGTAACAGCCCATTGGCGACGGCCATTGTGCCGATTTTCATGCAGCAGAAAATCATCAGCAACATAGTAGTAAAGGTCGGTGAAGGCGAAGATGATTATGGTTTCATGGAGCACTGGGGGCAGCATCGAGAGCCGTTCGAGGTGGAGGCGGCAGGGGCGGGCTGCATACTGATTCATCGTCACGTATTCGAGACGATCCCCTGGCCGTGGTTCCGTTATCGTGAAACCTACCCGGATGGCAAGCGTACTGGCGAGGACATTTTCTTTTCCAAAAAGGCGAAGCGTTACGGGTTCCGCTACGTCGCCCATCCTCGCGCGATATGCAGCCATTACAAGACGGTTGATCTGCTGGAGATCGTAGTAGGTTTCAATAGGCAATTGGCTGAAATGCGAAAGCAGCTTACGGGTGATATATCATACGATAAGGCAGAAGAAACGGTTCGCGCTGCGGGATGACTTCTCCCGTGAGCGCTGGGAATAAGTGATGTGATTTGATGGGATTTTCGAGGTGACACGTGATTAGCGGAAGATTGAAACGCGATGTGAGGTTGAACCCTGACGGTTCGGTATCGCCCAACGGAGGTGAACTGTTTCTACGAGGCGAATACGTCAGCGTGAAAAACGAGCACGCTGACTTGATAGATCGCAAAGGCAGACCGCCGAAACCTTTCACGGTCATGGATAAACAGGCTGATCCGGGCAAGTCCGCTCGGATGCGTGAAATGTGAGGTGAATAATGGCGATAACGGACAATTCTGGAAATTTCACTACCGTCGAGGCGTATCCTGATCGCGTCGCACCGTGGACCGTAAGCGCTTATACGGATGACGCTACGGCGTGCGAGACGATCAAGGCCGCGCCTGGAGCTAATCTGTCGTTATATATACGCGACATCCTGATACAGCCCTTGGCTAATAGCGGGACGCTTGGCGTTACCATAGGCTACGGCAAGAACGGCAACGCGGTCGAGGCGCCGATCATTGGGCCGTTGAAATGTACCACGATCGGCAATTCGACGCAGATACATTTCGAACGACCGATCAAGCTACCGGCGAACAAGGCGTTGACGATTGACGCAGATGCTGCGGGAGCAGTGGCAATCGTTGTGCATGGAGCTACCGGACCATGAGTTTGGTAATAGGATCGCCAAGTAGCGAGCCGATAACGCGGGCCGAAGCGAAAGCTTATCTTCGTCTCGACACGACGGATGATGATTTATCGCTGGTTCAGACGATAGCGCCCGGCGATCATGCCGCTGGCACTGTGACGGGATCGTCCGTCGATGTCAACGGTTATGACGTGACGGTTTATCTGAATGCCGGGACGTGCGGCAGCGGCGGCACGGTGGATGTCAAGCTGCAGGATTCGAGCGATGGCCTGGAATGGACGGACGTAAGCGGCGGCACGTTCAGTCAGGTCGATGAATCGAACGACGATACGACCTATGAACTGGCGTATACCGGCGGAGCAGCTTACTTGCGTGCTGTTGCGACGGTAGCTAATGCGACGTGTGATTTCGCCGTCAGTATCGCAAGGCAGGCTTTGACGACCGACGAAAACGATCTGTTGGATTCGCTGATCGTTTCGGCGCGACAGTGGGCAGAGGAGTTCACGCGACGCGCGTTCACGACGCGCACGTGTACATTACGGCTGGATCGGTTCCCGGCCGAGATAATACTGCCGCGTCCGCCTCTCAGCAGTGTTACGTCGATTGCCTACGTGGACGTGAACGGCGATTCGCAAACACTGGATAGCAGCGCTTACCAGGTTGTTACTTATGAGGAGCCAGCCCGGATCGTAACCGCTTACGGCGAAAGTTGGCCCAGCACGCGAAGCGTGCCGGAGGCGGTCACAGTGACTTACGTTGCCGGTTACGGTGACGCCTCGGCGGTCCCGGACACAATCAAAAACGCATTGAAATTGCTGGTATCGCATTGGTTTGAGCGGCGGGAAGTTGTAGCGGCGGCGAACCTGAAACCGGTTCCGTTGAACGTCGAGCGTATGTTGTGGCCTTATCGCGTATTGGACAAGCGATTGGAGCACGAGCCGGTATGAATCCAGGTCGTTTGAGACATCGGGTGAACCTGCAACGCAAGCGCATCACCCGCGATGCATACGGCGAGGAGGCTATCGAGTGGACGACCTATGCGACTGTGTGGGCGGCGATTGAACCATTGCAAGGCCAGGAACGATTCGGCGCCCAGCAGGTGAAGGCGACGACGAGTCATAGAGTAATTATTCGTTACGTGAAGGGCGTGAAGGCCGAAGATCGAGTTCTGTATGGTTCGCGGGCATTGGAGATCAACCAGGTGCTGAATCCCGATGAACGCAATCAGCAACTGACATTGATTTGCAGCGAGGTGATCGACTGATGATGTTCCGAATCGACACGAAGGATTTTCGCCAAACGATGCACAGGCTGGAAAAGCTTGAGCCGAAGCTTGCCCGCAAAGTGCTGCGCCGTGCCCTGCGGGCAGGAGCCAAGCAGGTGTGCACTGCGGCGAAATCGAAAGCTCAAACCGTAGTAGGCGGCGAGATGGGCAGTACGATTGCCAGCTATATAAAACCGAGAAGCATGCGCCGAATGCGCCGATTCAGTTACGGCGTGGCAGCGGAGATCAGCGCGAAGGGTAACGAGATATTTTCGGGCGTCACGGCTGACGGGAATCATTATTACATTCCTGCGGCCATCGAGTATGGTCACGCGGCGCCTGGGCAGGCGGGCGGGCCGAAGGTAGTACCGGCCATGCCTTTCATGCGTCCGGCGTGGGACGAGACCAAGGGCCGAGTACTTACGACGATCAAGAGCATGATCGCTTCGGGCATCGATGAGGCTGCGAAATGAGCATCGAATCATCACTACGAAGTTATCTATTGGCCGATGCCGATATCAGCGCGCTGGTCGGTGATCGCATCTATCCGATGTCGTTACCGGCAAACAGTGAATTGCCTGCGATTGTCTACCAAACAATCAGCAATACACGCGAGCAGGTAATGAATCACAAATCGGGCATCGCACACCCGCGTATTCAGTTGACATGCTGGTGCGATACTTATTCCGAGGTCAAGGACCTGGCTGAAAAGGTGCGGCTGCGCTGCGATTCGATCATCGGGACGGTCGGTTCGGACGACGCGCTGATGATGATAGTAGATGATATGTCGGACGTGATAGATATTCGCCCGACGGTGGAAATGAATAGAAAATATGGAGTCCGAGTGGACGTGGTAATTTGGTATCTTGAACCGACAAATTGAATCGAAAGGAGAATAGACGATGGGTACAGCTGTAGTAGGCAAGGGCGGCTCGGTCATGTGGGACGGTACTGCCGAGGATTTCGGCGGCAAGATAGACAGCTGGTCGCTCGATATTACGGTAGACACGATCGATAGCACTTCTATGGGCGACACATGGCGGACCGCATTAGTTGGATTTAATGATTGGACTGCGACTGTCGAAACGAAATGGGTCACCGATGATACCGATTTCATTTCCCTGGTCGGCGCGACGGCGACACTCGAATTACAGTTAGTAGATGGCGGCGCAACTATAGAAGGAACCGCCATTTGTACTGGCGAATCAATCAGCGCTGACAAAGAAGATACGATTAAGATCACATATAACTTCAAAGGTTCCGGCGAATTGTCGTACAACGCTACCGGTTCATAATGGGAGGTTGCTTTATGCTCACCAAGGAGCAGATACTTGCCGTTAAAGATATCACCTACGAGACCGTCCCCGTGCCGGAATGGGGCGGCGAGGTGCGGATCAAGGTTTTAAGCGGCGAGGAACGTGATGCCTTCGAGGATTCCATATTGCGCGGTCAGAAAACGGACATGCGCAATGTCCGCGCCAAGCTGTGTGCAAGGGTGATCGTCGATGGTGACGGTAAGCGGATGTTCAGCGATCAGGAAATCAACAAGCTGGCTGCGAAATCCTCCGTTGCGCTTGATCGTATTTTTTCCGCCGCGCAGAGATTGAATCGCCTCCGTGCTGAAGATGTGGAGGAGATGGTAAAAAACTCCGGGAGCGTCCAGGACGATGCTTCTATTTCCGATTAGCACTCGCCCTGGGCGCGACGGTGCGGGAACTGCTGCTGCGAATGGACAGCAGGGAGCTTTCAGAGTGGATGGCTTATGAACAGATCGAACCATTTGGAGAAAGGCGGGCGGACCTACGTTCGGCGATTATCGCCTGTGTGATAGCCAACGCTTGGCGCTCGCCGAATCGTCCGCCGTTTCGCGTGCAGGACTTTATGCCGTTCGAGCAAGGTAGCGAACCGATCACGGGCGAGAAGGCGGCGACGTTTTTAAGAGGAATATTAAGTCGTGGCAACCGTAGGAAACCTGCTGGTTAATCTGATCGCCAAGACGGCGGCGTTCGACCGCAAGATCGGTCACTCCACGCGGCGCGTGAAAACACTCCGTTCGACGGTGCAAACTGCGGCTTCGGCGCTTAAAGGTTTGGCCGTTGCCGGGGCGGCTTATTTGTCGGCGCGTGCCTTGACGGGCTTCATCGGCAAGTCGATGCAGGCGATTGATGCAACGGCGAAATTATCACGGGAGCTAGGGATCAGCATTGACGAGTTGCGCGGCCTGCGTCATGCGGCGAAATTGTCCGGCATGGAAGCTGGCGAGATGGACAGTGCGATAAAAATGTTGACGCGCCGATTGGGCGAGGCGTCACAGGGCACGGGGGAGGCGAAGAATGCTCTGGAGATGTTAGGATTATCGGCGGACGAGTTGATACAGGTAAGCCCTGCCGAAGCATTGAAAATTATTGCTGATAAGATGGCCGGACTTCAGACCGCCTCCGAGCGGGCGGCGGCTGCGAATTATCTGTTCGGTCGCAAGGGTATGGAATTGCTGCCCATGCTCCGGAATGGTTCGGCAGGCATCCAGGAGATGATAGACGATTTTGTGAAATTGCGCGGTTCAATGAGTGATATCGACGCGGCAAAGGTGGAGGCGGCGAACGACGCGATCACGCGCGCGAAAGAACGGGTAGGTGCTGTGCGCGACGCGCTAGCCGTCGGCTTAGCGCCGTACATAAAAGCGGCGGCGGACAAATTCGCATCGCTCGGCGGCGATGGCACGTCGATGGCGAAAACGATCATCAAGGGTATTCGTGCTGTAGCGAAGGGCATCGCTTTCGCTGCGGATGTTGTCGAGGCATTTGTGATAGCATTCAAAGCGCTGCGCCTTGGTGCCACCTATGCGTTATTAGGTATTTTGAAGGGAATCAATTTTGTCATTAAAGGAGTTACGAAGCTAATAAATCTTTTGCCAGGCGTTAACGTCGAATTCGGCAATCTTGATAATACGATAGATGCATTGCGAAAGAGTATCAGTAAGCAAAAGAAATCAATATTCGACCAGCTTGTCGGGCCAAGTTATAGAGAAAAAGTAGATGACTTTTTCGATGACATAGAAACGCGAGCGGAGAAGACAGCCAAAAACATTGCTGCTTCACGAAAAAAATACGAAGGTCTGAAACCGG